CAGCACCCGGATGGACTCACGCGCCGCCCGCAACACCTGGTCCGCGATCTCCGCATCCAGCTTCGCGGTCTCCGTCTCCAACACCGCCGTCTGCTTCCGGAGCCCCTCAGCCCCGGCCGCCGCGATGAACGCCCGAGCGTAGGCGACCTCGAACCGGGACCGGGCCCTGACGGCCGCCTCGTCCAGCCTGCTGATTTCGTTCTGCTTGTTATCCAGGTCCCGGCCCAGCTGGGCGAGCGTCAGGATCACGTCATTCACGGTGGGGGTGCTCATTGGTCCTCATCCTCGTCGATGGTGACGGTGCCGACTGCGTAGCGTTCCTTGCGGCCAGTCCCTGCTGTCTCGTCCCGGCACTGCTGGGCGAGGTCGGCGACGTCCTCGCGGTCGTCGTACATGTCACCCCAGATAGCGGGCTGGCCAGAGGCCTGGTTGAACTCCACTACGATGTATCCGATGTCGCTCATGCTGCTTCGTTCCCTGCCGCGACAATCCGGGCAAGGATCGAATCAGGGACACCCTCGGCCTTGGCCTGAGACCATAGGGCTTTGAGTTCATCCTTGGACCCACAGTCGGCGATCCGGTCCGTCCACGTGTCTTCATCCACGGACGTACGTGACAGCTTCCGCGTCGGTGCGGGCTCAGCGGGTGCCGTGTTCTGCCCCTGCTCGTCGGACGCGTCGTGCAGGTCGCCTTTGTGCCAGAGATCCAGTGCGGCACCGAACCGCATCCCGGCGTTCCGGAGCGCGTCGCCGATGGCTTCCTTGATGGCGTTGCCGCCTGTCTTGCCCTGCGAGTCGCCGTAACCGAGACGGGTCACCCCGCAGATGGAGAGCTTGATCCATAGGCCGCCGTCCTTATCGAACACCGGCAGGCCGTTCTCACCGATGGCCAGGGGCTCCCACGACCATTCCGGGTCCACCTCCAGCAGGCGGTCCGTCAGTGCGGCGTGGCCGACGTAGTCAAGGTGGATGGACAGGGAGTGGTATCCGCCGCAGTACTTCCCATCCATGGAGACCTTGCGGCCGTTGGACTGGTTGCACTGGAACTTGTCATTATCGTTCTTGCGGACGTTGCGGGGGAGCTGGTTGATCTGGTTCGGTTCGAACGGTTCCCGCAGCCGGGCCAGCCCGGTCTTCTCTGCTGCCTTGGTCGTCATGATGCCTTCTCGAATTCGATAGCCGGGTAGGGGATGGGGTCAAGGACCTTGTGAGCGGCCAGACCGAACTTGTAGATCGCGTGGGCGTGCCGGAAGACCTCGAAGTGCTCGAGGAGTTCGGAACGGTTCCGGGCGAGCGGGTGCAGGAACGTCCCGTCCGGGGTGACGTGGGCGACGTAGCTGGCCACGATCTCCGGGAGGGGGATCTCCACGTCCGTCGCGGAGTCCTCCACATAGAAGTCCGCGAGGGAGTATGCGGCGCACTGGGCCTTTGTCTCCCGGTAGACGCCGTTGGAGGTTTTCAGGTCCACCATGACCGGGTCCGTGCCGTGCAGGCCGGGGAGCTGGACGATCGCGTCAAACCGCCCCGCATAGCCCAAGCCACGGTGCGCGACGGTCTTCTCCACCAGTAGGGGCGCGACGTGGAAGGAATCGAGGAACCGGACGTAGCCGTCCACATACGGGAACAGTTCTTCGGGGACGTCCACCGCCACGCCGTGGATGATCTGCTCCGCCAAGTCGTGCACGGCGGTCCCGCGGACACCCGCCTTGTCCCGCTGCTGGTTCGGGGCGTCCCGGATTTCCTCGAATGAGGCGCCCGGGTTCGCGATGGCATACTCCGCGGCGACCTTCGCGGCCCACGGGACCAGGAACGGCTTGGGGATACCCCCGGAGAGGACGGTCGTGACTGAGGTGGTGCGCTTGCCGTCGAGGTAGTACTTGTGGCCGGCGTCCTCATAACGGAGGCCGCGTTCGGTGGTTTTCATGCGTGGGCCTGCTCTCGGATGGTGATGCCGTGTCCGGCGAGTTCGGCGTCGGTCGGTTCGATGAAGGGGCAGGTGCAGTAGCAGATGTCTTTGCGGCAGTCCCCGCAGCGGACACGGCCGCCGCAACAGCACTGGGTTGTCATCGGACGACTTCCAGAATTGCCGGAGTCTCAAACTCGCCTAGTGGATGCTTGGCGACCCAATCCCCGAGGGCTCCCTCGCAAAATGCTTTTGGACCACTGGCGATCAGATCCATTGACGGAGGAACGGAGCTTTCGATTACTGCGCGGTGCGTGTTCATGAGTCATCCCTCGATTGCAGGTAGCGGTCGTAGTCGTCGTCCATGCGGGCGTCGGCGTCGTGGTCGGAGCAGAGGTCTCCCTCTTCGGTGACCTCGTTCTCGCAGTACTCTGCGGGTTCGTCGCGGGTCTGCCGGTAGGTCTGGGCGGGGCAGTAGATGGTCACGATTCCCCACACTCCGGGCAACCGGTGCCGGGGCGGCAGAGGAGGTGCGCGTCGTGGTGGCGGGCCGGGGCGATGGCGAGGCCGAACCCGATGAGCAGGAGCAGGCAGGGGAGGATGGTCCAGGTCATGCCGTCACCGCTTCGGGTGCCTGGATGGTTGCTACGTCGTCGGCGAGCTGCGCGGCGTACGCGTCCACGTCCTCCATGGTCCGCAGGGAGCGTGACCATTGGAACATCCCGTCGCGGCTCCAGTGGGAGCTGACATGCAGGTGATCGTCCTTGTAGATGATGGAGGCCTCGTCCGCGAAGTTCAGTTCGAGCTTGAACTGGATCGACGGGTCGATCGTCTTGGCCTGTGCGAACAACGGCGCGACGCGGGTGTAGGCGTATTGGGCGAGCGCCAGAACGGCGTTCGGTTTGGTATCGTGGGTGGTGTTCACCATTGACTCCTAAATCGGTTTTGGTGGGCTTGACGTCCGGTAGTTCGCGCTGCCGGACGTTTTTTGTTGATGAACTAAACTTAGCACTTGTTACACACTGTTGCATCTG